CACATTCACAGTTTTTGATATAACACAGCAACCTTTTGAGCAGGTAGCAACATATAGAGATAATATAATAAGTCCTCTACTGTTTCCTGACATAATAGCAAAGTATGCAACTGCTTATAATAAAGCACTTGTCATCATAGAGAACAACAATGAAGGATCAGTTGTATGTAATCAACTGTTCTACGATATAGAATATGAGAATGTATTCGTAGAGAGTACCATCAAAGCAAAAGGCATTGGTGTTACAATGACCAAAAAAGTAAAAAGAATTGGTTGCTCTACAGTAAAAGAATTACTCGAAGAGGGTAAACTAATCCTCCACGATAGTAATACAATACAAGAGTTTACTACATTTGTCGCCAAAGGTCAATCTTGGGAAGCAGATGGTGGTAATCATGACGATTTGGTTATGAATTGTGTAATGTTCGCATGGTTTGCGACTACACCATTCTTTGAACATCTCTCAGATATAGAACTTAAAAAGATGATATATCTAGAGCAACAAAAACAAATAGAGGAGGATGTGCTTCCTGCTGGGGTCTTTGGTGATCCCGATAGGTATGTAGAACCTCCTATAACACGTGATGCAGACGGCAATACTTGGGTTCAAGACGACTATAACGATGATCCTTATGATCCTTTAAAAAATTGGTTATAAGATCAAAAAAGTTATAAATAATCTTTGAAATCTGACTTTGCGGTCGCATATAGGAGAAAAGACATGGCATTTCAAGTATCACCTGGAATACAGGTAAAAGAAGTAGACTTGACTAATGTTGTACCAGCAGTATCAAGCACTACAGGTGCTTTTGCTGGAAACTTCCAATGGGGTCCTGTTGACGAGGTTACAACTGTAACAAGTGAATCTCAATTAGCAGGTACTTTCGGTGCTCCAGCAAATACAAACGCATCAGCAGAAGAGTTTTTCTCTGCTGCAGGTTTCCTAAACTATGCTAACGATTTAAGAGTAGTTCGTGTAGCAACAACAGGGTTGTACTCTGCTAACGCAAGTGGAGCAACTACATCATTATTAAAGAACAGCGATCAATATGTTGCTTCTTATAGAGATGGTGATTTAAACGCAACTGTTGGTGCTTGGACTGCTAGATATGCAGGTGCCTTAGGAAACTCATTAAAGGTGTCAGTTTGTGCTAGTTCTAACGCATACTCAGAAGATAATGTAGACACTACAGCAGCATCTAATGCCGCAGGTGCTACATCTATTACTTCTGTGAGTGATGCAGATGCTAACTTCGTAGTTGGCGACAAGATCTGGTTTGCTGGTGATGACAGTCAAAAATATAAAGTGACAGCAGTTGCTGCTACTAGTTTGACTATTGAAGCATTGGGACAACCATCTGGAACAGGACTTGTATCAGCAGTTTATGGATCATCTGTTGCAGTAAACATTTCTAGAGAATGGGAATTTGCGGATTCATTCGACAAAGCACCTGGATCATCAGCACAGGCAACTGCTGCTGGAACATCTAATGATCAACTACACGTCTGTGTAGTCGACGAAGATGGATCTATCTCTGGAACACAAGATACAATCTTAGAAAAGTTTGCATTCGTTTCAAAAGCATCCGACGCGACAGACACTTTTGGTTCATCTAACTATTATAGAGATGTAATCGAAAGATCTTCCGAATACATTTGGTGGACAGGACATGATACAGACATAGTATCTGGTGCTGCAGAAGAAAGAACTTTTGCTGCTTCAGTATCATCTGCTTTCGGTGCACCTGATCTACCTCAAAATGTTTCATTATCTGGTGGTGCAGATGGTAGAGTACCAACTGCTGCTCAGAAATATGGAGCATGGCAATCATTCTTTAAAGATGGCGATAACATCGACATCTCTTTCTTGATTGTAGGGTCTTCTCATACAGATAACGGATCTGGAACTGAGCAAGACTTATTGGCTGACTGGACAACATTAACCAATCAAGCAATTTTAATCACAGAAAACAGATTAGACTGTATAGCATTCGTTTCACCAAGAAGAAGCGATGTTGTTAATGTAACAGAATCTACTGCTACATCTAACATCAAAGCATCCGCAGATACTGCGAGTTCTTCTTCTTACGCATTTATGGACGGAAACTGGTTATACATCTATGACAAATACAACGACAGATATGTATGGGTTCCAGCAAATGGACATACAGCAGGACTTGCTGCTAGATCTGATACACTAAGAGATCCTTGGTTCTCACCTGCTGGATTCAGCAGAGGACAATATCTCGGTGTAACAAAACTTGCTTACAATCCTCAAAAAGCAAATAGAGATACACTTTATAAAGCAAGAATCAACCCAGTGGTAACATTCCCAGGACAGGGAACAGTTCTATTTGGTGACAAAACTATGTTGAGTGTACCATCTGCTTTTGATAGAATTAATGTAAGAAGATTGTTTATCGTATTAGAGAAAGCAATTTCTACTGCTGCCAAAGCACAATTGTTTGAGTTTAATGATCCTTTCACAAGAGCATCATTCAGATCAGCAGTTGAACCATTCTTGAGAGAAGTTCAATCAAGAAGAGGAATCTACGACTTCGCAGTTGTATGTGACGAAACTAACAATACCGACGCAGTAATCGATGGAAACCAATTTGTGGCATCTATCTTTATTAAACCTGCTAGGTCAATTAACTTCATAACTCTCAACTTTGTTGCTGCTAGAAGTGGCGTCGAATTTGAAGAGATTTATGGTGCTGTTTAAGCGAGGATAGAACATGGCGACAATAGACCAATTTAAAGCACAATTAATCGGTGGTGGTCCAAGGGCAAACAGATTTAGAGTATTCATACCTAGATCTGGTGCTAAAATCGAATTTCTATGCCAAGCAGCACAGATCCCTGCTGCAACTATAGGTACTGTACCTGTAAACTTCAGAGGGCATCAATTAAAACTTGCTGGTGATAGAACATTCGAAAACTGGACTGTTACAATCATCAACGATATCGAGTTCTCAGTCAGAAACGCAATTGAAGACTGGCAAACTGATATCCAACAATTAGACAGTGGTGAGGGTGCTACTTCCACTGACTACTTGCTCAGTAGAGCATATGTTGAACAACTACACAAAGACGACAGTGTGTTAGCAAGATACGAATTCTTCAACATGTTCCCTGTCAACATTGCTGGTATAGATTTATCTTACGAGACAGTTGATGCATTGGAAACATTTACAGTTGAATTCGCTTACTCACACTGGGAGCATGTAGTTTAAGTAAACTAAATATACATTATGGAAATATTCGGATTCGAAATACAGCGAAAAAATAAACAGGTCTTAGACAAAGAGAAAGCACCTTCGTTTGTCCCACCTGTTGAAGACGATGGCACACCTGTCATTCAGCAAACACCTGGATTTATTACAGGTGCTGCGAGTGGTCAGTACATTGATATGGAAGGTGCCATCAAGAATGAGGCAGATCTCATACGAAGATATCGTGAGATGAGTCTTATTCCTGAATGTGATGCTGCGATAGATGATATCGTCAATGAGTCAATCACTGGCGATACAGAGGAACAAGTTGTAGATATCAACTTGGATAAGACGGATCTATCTGACAATATCAAAAAGAAAATTCGCGAAGAATTCGAAGATGTTATATCCATGATGCATTTTAACCAGAATGGTCATGACCTCTTTAGAAAGTGGTATGTTGACGGAAGGATTTACTTCCATAAAATGGTTAATAAAGATCGTTTAAAACAGGGGATCGTAGAACTGAGAAATGTTGATCCTCTGAAGATCAAAAAAGTACGAGAAGTCGAAAAAGAAAAAGATGCTCGTACTGGAATGGAGAAGATAAAGAAAGTAGAAGAGTTCTTTGTCTTCAACGATAAAGGTTTTGACAAAGGTGGTGGAGCATCAGGGCAAACTCTAAAGATTGCACCTGAAGCAATCACCTTCGTCACTTCTGGACTTCTTGATTACAACAAGAATGCAGTAGTAGGATATTTGCATAAAGCAATTAAACCTGCGAACCAATTGCGTATGATGGAAGATGCCTTGGTGATTTATAGAATTACCAGAGCACCAGAAAGAAGAATCTTTTACATCGATGTTGGTAATTTACCAAAAGCAAAGGCAGAACAGTATCTTGCCGATGTAATGACCAAATATAGAAATAAGTTGGTCTACAACGCAAATACTGGAGAGATTAAAGATGACCGCAGACATATGTCTATGCTTGAAGATTTTTGGTTGCCACGTCGAGAAGGTGGGAGAGGTACAGAAATTTCCACACTTCCTGGAGGACAGAATCTATCTGAGATAGAAGACATCCAATACTTCCAGAAGAAACTGTACAAGTCTTTGAATGTCCCTGTATCAAGACTAGAATCCGAAACAGGATTCAGTTTAGGTCGTGCATCAGAGATAACAAGAGATGAGGTCAAGTTCTCTAAGTTTGTAAACCGAATTCGTAAGAAGTTTGGTCGTGTGTTTACAGATATCTTACAAACACAATGTGTATTGAAAGGTATCTTATCACAAGAAGAGTTTGATGGCATTAAAGAATTCATTCAATATGACTTTAATGATGACAATCACTTCACAGAACTTAAAGAAACAGAAGTTCTTAGAGAAAGATTAAACACTCTAAGAGATATTGATGA